CTACGCCGCCCGGCGCCGGACTGACTTTTTCATAAACTGCTGCACGATTTCGAGCTCGTCTACGCCCACGTAGGCGTTGAAGGCTTCCTCCGTCTGGTGGCCGGTGGCCTGCATGATGGTGCGCGCTGGCACGCCCTGGTAGAGCTTGAGTGTAACGAAAGTCTTGCGGCCAATTTTGGTGGTGAGCTTGAGCCGGGTGATGCCGGCCAGGTGCTGCACCACCTTCAGAAACTCGTTGGCCCGGTAGCACTCGGGCACGAGCAAATCGTAGGGCGAGCGGTGCTCGTAGCGGCTTGCCAGGGCCACGGGCTTGAACAAGTCGTCGTCGTAGAAGGGGATGTAGACCGTGACGGCGCTCTTGGCCACGTCGGGCAAGACGATGAGGTTGCCGCGCACGTCGCGCCAGGCCGCGCGGTTGGCGTCCGAGATGCGCAGGCCCGTGTAGCAGCACTGCAAAAACTTGTCGCGGGCCAGCTCCACGTGGGCTATCCAGTCGGCTTCCCAGGTGGCGCCCTGCGCCGCGCCCGTGGGCCGGCCCAGCTCCACCCGCAGCTTGGCCAGCTCCGCCCGCAGGGCCGGGTCCTGGAAGTCGAGCTCGGCCAGCTGACGCACTTCCTTCTCGGTGAGGGCCTCAACTTGGCCTTGCTGGCTGGCGGCCACGAAGCGGCGGTAGTGCCGGTGCACGGGCAAGTCCCGTTCCTGCTCGACCCAGGCGAGAAACGTTTTGAGCCGGCTGATGTGCTTGCCGAAGGTATTGATGCCCTGGCCCAGCTCGTCGAGCATGTAGGTGCGAAAGGCCTGGTAGAAGGCCATGTCCAGCTCCTCGACGCGCAGCGCCCGGCCCCGGGCCTGCTCGTATTGCAAGAAGCGCTGCAGCGTGGCCTCGAAGCCCGCGCGCGCCGTTTTGGAGAGCGGCTTGCCGGTGCGGCCGCGGGGCTTGTGGATATGCTCGGCCATCCACTCGCGGTACAGACTCTCGAAGCTGCTGGCCGGCGCGGCTGCTGCCACGGGTACCGCCTCGGCCGGGGCCAGGCTCAGGGAGGCCTCGATGGCGGCGCGCAGCTCGGCCTCGGGCAGCAGCCGGCTCTCGCGCAGGGCCTTTTCCTGGGCCTCGGCGGCGGCGTGGCTGGCTTTGGTCAGGCGCGGGTTGATGGTGGTGTGCTGGGTGCCGGGCTGCACCTTCACAAGTCGGGTCTTGGTGTCCCAGTGCTCGGGCTTTACCAGGCAGCCGGTGCCCAGGCGCAGGCGCTTGCCCTCCCAGCTTACCACCAGGCGGATGGGGGCCAGGCCCTCAGTGTTGAGTTTGTCGCGCTGCAATGCGCGGGAGATTTTCATGCTAGCGCAAGGTAGGCGCTAGTTGTAAATACGATGAGAACACGTGCCTGATAAGCTAGAACATCCTATTACTTTGTGAAAGAATTTTGCTTTCTAAATTATTGAGCTGCATGTCTATTGCTACGCTGCGCCTGTTGCCACCCACTCTTCAAGAGAAGGGTGACCTTTTTACCCGTTTAGTGAAGGATTTTTTCTTTGCTATTGGGTATGAAGATTTGATTTACGACGTGGCAAAGTCAGGTCGCGAGGTGGATATTCAGGGCAAGCATCGTATTGAGCCTAAGTTGCTTCGAGCCGAGTGCAAAGCGCACGCTGGAAAGATGGGTGGGGCTGAAATAAATAAGTTTCGGGGTGTACTAGGGGTTGAGCGAGCAAAAGCTCACAGGGAAATTGTAGGTTACTTCGTTTCGCTGGGTGGATTTACTGCTAGCGCGCTCGAACAAGAAGCTGAATTGGGCAATCAAGGTATAAACTTGGTGGACGTGCCCCGCCTAATCAGAGAGCTGGAAGGCAATAAAATAGTGGCAGATAATTACGCCGCAACAGAACAGGCAGGACGATGTGCCGAGCGGGCTAAGTTGCGTGATGCAGAGATAGATGGCGTAGAACTGCTAGGTCATCCAATGGGCTACCTCAAGGTAGTGTACTACGCTAGTAACAAGGCACGTACTCATTTTACACTACTGCATTATCTGACACCGCTGGCCGAAAGCGTCGCTCAAGACGTTGTCCGCGTTGATAAGCTCAGCGGTGGTTCTTTGCATACGTTAATCTACCTGCCGCCTGCACTGACGGCTTCCGATTACGTAGCTACCGAACAAGCGGTGATGGAGCACTACCGCCGATGGCTGAGTGAAGAGTGCGGCTACATTCAGTTGGATGGCCTACCCGCAGATGCTAACATTAGCCCCAAAAAGCTGGAGCTTGAGCAGCTATTCGTTCCGTTGCGCGCTATCCTGCCCTCGCAAAACCTTTTACAAGAGCCAAACACTAGAGCTTCTGTTCAAAGGATTGGTAATCTACTTACGGATTACAAGCATTTGGCACTGCTGGCCGCTCCCGGCGGGGGAAAAAGCACATTGCTAAAGCGACTTGCCACCGCCTATGCTTTTCCTGAGCGCTTAGACCAAGTTGAGGATGACCTACCTAAGCGGGAGTGGCTACCGTTATTTCTACGATGCAGAGATTTTCGCGAGCAGGCGGAGCAGCCCGTCCTCACACTGCTAGAAGCCATTGCGGGCAAGATGAATATGCCTGCTATGGAGGCAGAAGCGTTCAATCAAATAGTACTGAAAGCCCTGCGTAACGGTCAGATACTGCTGCTAGTGGATGGACTGGACGAAATATCCAACGAAAAGGCGCGCAAAGTTTTTGCACATAATCTGCGTGTATTCTTATCAGTGTACCCGCAGATAGGCATGGTAGTTACTTCCCGTGAGGCGGGCTATCGGTTAGTAGCTGGGGTGATAGCTGACACGTGTCAGCATGCACGTCTAGCTCCTTTTGATGAGCAAGATGTGCGGCGGCTGTGCGTGCAGTGGAATGTTCAAGTAGGAAAAGACACGCCACAAGTCCGAGAGGAAGCAAAGCAGTTAGCACTGGATATTTGGCGCAACCCACGCATCAGGTCACTCGCGGAAAATCCGCTGCTACTAACCACTCTGCTAGTGGTGAAGCGCTGGATAGGCCAATTACCAAGGGGGCGCGTAGCCCTGTATAATGCCGCTGTGAAGGTGCTGCTTATGACTTGGAACGTGGAGGGCTTTACGCCTTTAGAGGAGGATGAAACCATAACGCAGCTCTCTTACGTGGCCTGCGCGATGATGGAAGCAGGTATTCAACGCATCAGTTACCGTCGGCTGCTAGGCTTGTTGCAGGCTGCACGTCGGGAGTTGGAAGCTGAATTGCAGGAAGCTCGTATCACGGCCGCTGAGTTTATCAAACGCGTGGAGTACCGCAGTAGCTTGCTTATGCGTACGGGCCAGGAAGTAGTGGACGGTGAGCTACAGGACGTATATGAATTCCGGCACCTGACCTTTCAAGAATATTTGGCCGCACGAGGCTATGCTAGCGGGGAGCACCCAGGCCGCAACGACGAGGAGAAGCTAGTGAACGTATTGGCGCCCTATTTCAATGATGAAAGGTGGCGCGAAGTAATACCCCTGGCAACAGTGCTAGCGAAGCGGCACGCCGACCCTATTATCAAGCAATTAGCTGAGGCTTGTGAGAAAATTGTTCTCCATGTGCCGAATACGCACGAGCCTAACTATCCGCAACTGCTTGGGCAGTGTTTGATAGATGAATGTATTGCCCTGCCGGATACCCTGAATCACGCCCTTAAGCAAGTGGCCCGGCTTGGTAAGTTTATTCCTGAGATATATCAGCTTTTTGAGGGAAAATACAAAGAGCGTTTTGTGCAGATTGTGCAAGAGGAGTTTCTTGGGGGGGCGGAAGGCTGGGAGCAGTATTTAGAAGCCTACGATAATGCTGACCTTTATCATCACCAAGATGAGGGTGATATAACAGAGCGATTAGAAGTTAGCATGAAGAAAGTGCTGACTGCTTTAGAAGGCAAAAATGTTATGGCTAGGCTGCACGCAGCTTTGGCGTTGCGGGTATTTTCGTTTTACTATTCGCAGGAGTATGATGATTATGTAGATGGTGATTATGAGTTTACGCCAGACAGCGGTCGCCCGGCAAACCCCATGAAAGACAAGACGGTTGCCAGGCTTCAGGCCGCTATTTTACCCCTATTGGAAGGTGAGGCGACCCCTGTGCAGCTAGCCCTCTGCTGGTCTTTGGCATGGCTGGCGGAAAGTCCTCTTGCTTTCGAACTAGAGGAATCCGTGCTCGTAGCGCTCTACAAGATTTGGACAACATCCTCTATATTACCAGCTGCTGGCTATGCGCTGTGGGCTATTGCTGAGCAGATAGTGGGTCATAGGTATCGGCTAGAGACAGAACTAGCTGACTGGCCCTCTTTTCAAACGAGCCCGGAATTCACCCGAGTGCTATTGCCAAGTGCCAGCTTTAGTTTGCCTACCTCGCAGTTAATAGGGGAGAAGCAAGCCAAAGCCACCGTGATACTATCCTGGTACGCCCGGGCACCCTGGGGCGATGCTCAGCTAGCTACTAAAATTAGGCAAGAGTTTAATTACTTGGACGAGGCACCCAGTACGCCTTTCAGTGAGGTGCTTACCCTAGAGCAAGCAGGCGCTATGTTGCTAGAAATGGGGCGTGCTGGAGAAAAGATACTTGAGCGACGTAGAGAATACGAAGGAGATTACGATGGCAATGATGAGTTTTAGGAGGGGCTGCCGTTTTAAAAGGCTAGCCAACTAGAAGGCCCCCGCCAGTACTGGCGGGGGCCTTCTAGTTGGCTAGCTTATTGCTCTCGGAGAAACAGCCGCAAATCGTGGCTCTCGCCCTCCTTGGTGCATGGCCAGGCGGCGTGATAGGCATTCTTCTTGGCATCGTAGGAGTAGAAGGCTACCTTGTTGCCGAGCTCGCGTTTGGGTGGGGTTTTCATGACCTTGAACAGCACGTGCCGAAAAACGAAGCGGTGTTCGATATCCAACTCATTGACCCGAATGATGGTGGAGGCCACATAGTTTATCAAGCATTCGCCCGCCACGCACTGGTCGAGCCAGTTGTTGGAAGTCTTGGATTTGAGCTCGATGAGCAGGAAGTAGATTTTGTCGGTTGTGGGGCAGATGAGCAGGTAGTCGCAGCCCTTCTTTAAGTCGGCAGAGTTGTTGAGTAAGGGATGAATGTCAATCTCGCTCAAGACTTTCTTGCCCGCTTTTTCCCGCTCCTCGCTGCCCTCCAGCTTTACGAGAATTGGCTTGATGCTTACGCCCTTCGTGCTCAGGGTTACCTGCCGGCAGGTGGCGTCTTGCTTGTCTTCCTCCAGTACCACCGTAGCGCTGGTGTCTACGCGCGGCAAGAAGCGCTGGTCGATACTTCCCCGGAAGGCATTGAGGATGGTAGTGATGTCGGCTTTCATCCCTCCATCTCCAGATAAAGCTCTTCCGCTAGCCCATCTACCCGGCGAATAGCATCGTTGATGGTGGGTACTACTAGGCCATTCTCTTCTAAGTCAATAGGGTCAACCTTACCATTACATAAAAAATAAGCGCCTACTTGCTCTTTCGTAAGTAATTCATCAATAGCAAGTTGCTTGCCTTGTACAAACGTCTGATGCTTCTCGTCCTTATTAAGTTCTCCTAATATGATCAGATTATTTATCTCCTTTATTAAATAATCACTATGCGTGCTTATGATAAGCTTGAGCCCTGCGTTTACCATTTTAGCAAAAAATCGGCCAATTGCTATTTGTAAATTCGGGTGCAAATTAATTTCAGGCTCATCAATAATAATAAATTCTCCTTTTTTGGCATTATGGCGCAGATAAACAACAAGATAAGATAAAGACTTAATTAGAGATGATGATTCGTGAAGGTTGAGGGCATTGTCAGTGCCATTAGGATGAAAAAGTAATTGATTAAATTCTGAGACACTGATTTTTCCTCCTAGTATAGACTTTTCTAGCTCTTGTGCTAAGTAGGCGAACTCTCCGACTGGGATAGACCCATCAAACGCATTTACAAAATTTATATAGGCATTAATCGCAAACGGGTACTTTGGAGTGTTGTTTTGCTCTTCGGTGATAGAGCGGGCAATCTCGGTGATGTCTTCGCCTGCCAAAACTCTCAATGCCATATCATCACGTGACCCTGCTTTCTTAGCTATAATATCCCGAGAAAATAAATTTAAAGCTGTTCGCTCAGCAGGAAGCATAAAAGCATGACCAAATAAGTCATGGTCTTTTATATACTCCAAAAGCAACGTACTAGAGTAAGCTAATAATTGTGTTGGATTTGCAGTCTTATCGAGAGATGTCTTAGTATAGCCATCCTTGTTCCATATTACATGCAGCTCCCCATCTTTGACGTGCAAGCCAATAATGTCGTATTGAGTGAATTCTAAATTCAAATCTTCTACGTCTATACTTACTTGTGGATTAGTGAGTGCGGACGCAAATATCTTTACAGTATTAGAGGATATTAAATCTGAAATGAAATTGTCTATATTATCCTTGAATTCAACTATAATATGTTCAAGGTATATCTTGTTGTCATGCAAAATGTTGTTTATTTTGTCTGGATTATTAAATTGGCTATTTAAGTATTTTGGTATCCCACCATGTCCATTTACTAATGACACAAAGTCATGAATAGCATATAATAGGTATGCTACGTAAGACTTGCCTGAGTTATTAGGCCCAGTGAGTATCAATAAATCTTTGTTAGACCTTATCTCTGCTGATTTGATAGGGCCAAGGTTCGAGACAGTTATCTTCATTTCTAAAATAAAATTATGCGGTTGCAGTATTATCGTAGTTTTTATGCGTGTTTTAAAGCTTAATTCGGCTGGTCAAAGCTATTCCTTAACAGCATTTGCTTTCTAAGCCACCAGTGCCCACGGACCAGCCGGCGCAAAGCCGCCGCTAACCGGAGTGACTTGGCCTCCTGGCAACTGGCTAGACGCCTGCTGCTGTATCGCATTAATCAGCACTGGTTGAGCAGGCAGCACACGGGATGGAATAGGGCCTAACAAAGAGGCCAGCCGCTTCATAAAGACGTTGTAGATGACCGTCTGCACATTCCCAGTGCCGTTTTGATTGACCATCCCAACCTGTGAAGCACACAGGAAATTGATAGCTGGGCGTGTGCTTAACGCTTGCACCAGCTTTATAAACTCATCGTCTGTGGCGTTACCGTCTTGGAAAATGACACGTAGGCGCTTAATTAGGATACCAGTTAGCAGCTTAAGCCTTTGCTCGGTTAGGCCAAGTTTAGCTAGGAATTGTGCTAGGGTTTCGCGAGTTGCTTTCATAGTTAATTAGGTCGGTTGAAGCTGGCGCGCAGCAGTGTTATCGTCTCATCTTTAGCCGCGAGCACCGTCTCCTGCATCTTGAGTTGACCGCGTAGGTACTCAATCTCGCGCTGGGCCTCATTCAGGCCGCGCTTGCAGTCTTCTAATTCGACATTGCCAATGGCCGTGCCGTTGTTGGTGCCGATGACGTTGCCCTTGTTGCCTTTTATTGTCTGCTTGTTACTAGTGCCAGACTGGTTGAAATTGCCCGTTTGAGTAGTGCCAGCATCTGACTCAGTAAATAAAGGCTCACCCTTGCCCGTAAGAAGCCACGCCATATTTACCAGGGGAAATTGGAGTATCATCTTTTCCAGTACATCAGAACTGGGCTTGGTGCCTTTGTCTATGTAGTTGCGGATGTTAGTTTCACTGACATCAAGCATCTGCGCAAACTTTCTGACGCTAAGATTCAAGGAGGTAGTCAGAAATTTTATGCGCTGACCAATAGTCTCTTGCGGCATATTTGGAGTGATTCTGCAAAAATGTAACGTCAAATGTTTGCGGCATATAAGCCGCATCATCGTATGTTTGCACAGACGACAGCGGAAAGTAACGCATCCGGCTGCGAAAACCTGCAAACACGATGGAAGCCCAAGACCTAGCTACTACGTTCCGCTACTACGACCGCCTACTCGACGGAGCCGGTATCCTCCATCCCTGTGGCCTCCGTTTCCCGCAGGTCAGTTACCTCCGGAATCTCTTCAGTAATGGGCATGTGGTGCATCAGGGAGGGGACCCCGCGCGGCTCCGTGAACTTGGATATCGCAGCCGCCCGTCGCATGGGGTCGAGGCACGCTTCGGTTGGAAGGCCGTACCGTCGGCCTGCAAGCCAAGCCAAGTGCCTTACCCAGCGTTCCGTCTTCTGTTCGAGACCCTGACGAGCAAGCTCGTCCGTGGTTTCGCGCAGGGCCACCCGCAGGCGGGCGTAAATCATAAAGGAGGGCTCAAACTCAGGGTCGCGGCTCAGGCGATATACAGGGGGAAGCGAAGACATACCAGGACGTGATGCCGCTTATCTGGCGGGCATATATACGATTCCCAAACCTACGCCACATTCTCTAATTGCCATGACTGACAAGCAGAAGTATTACCACCTCCTCGGGGAGGTCTGCGAAGCCATGCCCTCCTCGGCCGTGGACTCCGCCATTCGGGCCGGCTACGGCCAGGAGCACAAGTCGGCGAGTACCCGCCTGCACCACGTCAAGCAGGGCAAGGTGGCCAGCCTGCACGACTTACTGGCGCTCATCCGCTTTTCCATGCCGGCCTACCAGGTGCCCGAGGTGCTGCTGCCCGGCATGGGGGAAGCCGTGCCCGCGCCCCTTTTCCAGTAAGGCCCGATGGAAGCGCGCGCTCCCTACCAGTCGGCCGCTCCCCAAGGCCCCCGCAACCTGGCCACCGGGCTAGGGGAGTGGCTGCGCGCCCAGGGCTTCTCGGTGCAGGTGCAAGAATCGCCCACCTACGTGGTGCTCACGGCACAGTGGATAAGCCTGCGCTTCGAGCGCTTTGAACTCACCTACACCTGGGCCGCCGGCCCCGCGCCCGAGGCCACCGTGCGCTTGCGCGTGCTCTACCACGCGCTCGGCCCCCAGGAAGAGGTGCTTTTCACGGCCCAGCGCGTGCGCCGCCTCAAGGAGGTGCGCCTGCTGCTGACAGGCAACGTGCGCTACCACAACGCCCGGCTGCTGGCTAGCCCGGCTCCCATTCCCGCTACTTCCTGACTACTCCTTTCACCTAACCCCCGCTTTGCCATGCACCTAAATCTTACCCCCGACCCGCCGCCCGCCAAGCCCTGCATCCGCGACATGGCCGAATTGCTGCGCGACCACCTGCCGCCGGCGCCGGTGCTCAAGGCCCTGCCACTCGAGGAACTGGCGCGCCGCTGCCACGAAATCGCGGCCGAGCACCGGCGCTTCCGCGAAGAAACGCCGCTGGTGCTCAAGGGCGAAACTGCCCGCCGCCAGCGCTTCCAGTTCCTGCGGCCCTCGCCAGCCCCGGGGCAGCCACAAGTTGCCTAATCGCTTAGCCGCCTACGCCTTCCGCTCGCTTATTTCTTTCACTCTTAAAAGCTGCTCTTTCCCATGCACCGCCCCAAAATCTCCCTCACCGACGCTGCCACCGGCAAGCGCGTGCGCGTGGCGGCCTTCCAGCCCGGCGACGCGCTGGTAGCGGCCCCGCAGCCCATCCTGGGCTACTGCTACACCACTGACAACAACTGGACGGTGTACGTGGCCGGCCCCATGCCCCCGGCCCTGCGCTCGGCCGTGGAGCAGGGCCACACCGACTGCGAAGTGCTGCTGGTGGCGGAGCTGCCGGCCGGCATCCAGGAAATCACCCTGCCCGACCACCGCCACGAGTTCCGCCTTCAAAAAGCTGCCTAACTGCCCACCCCCTAGCTGCCCCCTTGCCATGCCGCTCGCTGCCTCCCTGCTTACTGCCGATGACCTAGCCCCCATTCAGGCGCTGCTACGCCAGATTCTGGCCCAGCAGACGGCCGCCGCCCAGCCCGCCGACGACTACCTGAGCGTGGCCCAGGTGGCCCAGCTCACGGGCACCAGCGAAAAGACCGTGCGCAAGTGGATAAGCCAGGGCAAGTACGACACCCGGGGCCAGCTCATCCGCCTCTACACCCTCGAGTTCTCGCCCGGCTTCCCGCGGGTGCCGCGCTCGGCGCTGCTGGCCTTTGGCCAGAGCATCGGCTTCGAGGCCACGCAGCTGGCCCTGCCGCCGGCCGGCGGCAAGGCGCCGGTGCTCGACTCGGCCAAGGCCCTGCGCCGGGCCTCCTAATCTACCCCTTCACTGCTCACTAACCCCCTCTTTGCCACCCATGTCCGTCTACACCTTCACCATCGACCAGCTCATGCAGCTCGACCAAGACGCGCTCGCCTACGCCCTGCGCACGTTTGACAAAGAACTCGCCGGCATGCTCGACCTGCTGGCCGAAACCCCCGCGGCCCGCCAGGACCAGGTCGTGCTTGCCGACCTCACCAGCGTGCTCACCCTGCGCAAGGTCTTCGCCGAGCGCTTGGCCGAGCTGGCGGCCGCGCCGCCGCTGCGCGCCGAATCGTCCACCCTCGTGCGGGAGGCTGCCTAATGGGACCGATTCGCGTGTACTCGTCCCAGCCGGTCGGCGCGAAGCTGGCCTGCGCCTTTCTGGCCCTGGGCAGCGTGGTGGAGCTGCCGCTCTCGCAGCTGCCGCCCCCGGCTAGCCCGCCGCGCCGCCGCTGCACCCAGGCCGACGACTTGGAGCGCGTGAGCCAGCGCCTGGTGGAAATCGGTGACCAGCTCAACGACCACGAAAATGGCAAGTGCCGGCTCGATGCCGGCCTCGAGCAGGGCCTGCGCTTCGAGCGCGAGGGCCTGCGCAACCGCCAGCGGGGCCTCGTGGCCTCGGTGCAGGCGCAGAAAGGAAGGGGAGTGGCTAGCGGCTGAGCCTACGTCTGCGGGGGCGCCGCGGGGCGCTGTTGCGCCCCGCGGCGCCCTTCCTAATTGTCAACAAGATAAAGATGCTGAATGACTTGACTGTGCCGCGCAGGTGATGCGTGGTTTGCATCGATAAATAAAAATACCTATTTCCCTTTTCGTCTAACGAAGACACAGGGTGCCTGCCTCTTCCCGGTCGGCACAGGCGCCCTGGATGCCCGCTCGACGCGGGCCTTGGGAGCTCCTCTCTTCCTTCATTCCACCTCCCCACCATGTACCGCCCTGCTTTTTCTGCCAAACTCCGCATCGACTACGCCAAGACCTGGCGCGCGTTTACCCACGCCATCAAGCACCCGCGCGCGGTGCTGCCCGACGCCACGCCTGAGCACCTGCGCGCGGCCCTGGCCCCGCAGAAGACCGTGAAGCGCCCGCAGCTCAAGGGCAACCTGGTGCACACGGCCAAGGAAATCCTGACCATCTTCCTCGACCTCTGGAAGCGGGCGCCCAAGGCCATAAACCTGGCCATCAACACCACCCGCACGAGCCTGGCCAAGCGCTGCCAGAACCGTGACCCCAAGACCGCCTACCGCCACATCCTGGCCCTGGTCGACTACGGTTTCCTGCGGGCCAAGGTGCACGTCAAGGGCGGCCTGCAGCTGCTACTCAACCCCGACCTCATCGTGTTCGACGCCGCTAAGGCCCAGGCGCTCGCCCTGGCCTCAGCGAGCCCCGCTGCGGCCCCCGCAGCTCCCGCCTGCACCCCTGAGCAGGGGATGGCCGCCCTGCGCGCCCTAGCGCAAAATTTTGGCCTGAGTAGCCGCCGGCTTACTTAAAAAACTCAAAGCGGGCATAATCCCTGGCTTTATAAGATTGGACCTTCCATAAATTTTATGAAGCATAGGAACGTCGGTTTCCAGACGACTTTTCCACACCCAGATGGGGATAAGTAGGGCTGGCTGAAAAAAAAATGAAGGGGGCGGGCCGCCGCGGCGCCCGCCAGGTACCCAGACCACCGCCCCCGGCGCGTGGGTAGGGGCCGCTTTTTCCTACAACATCGAAAAACCACCGTGTCAACGACTTCCCTCAGCGCCAAAGCGGCCCGTGCGGCCGACAAACAGATACCCCTGCTCGCCGTCATGGCCAAGCTGGGCCGCACGCCGGTAGGCCAGGCCGCCGGCGGCAACTACTACTTCCTCTCGCCCTTCCGGGCCGAGACCACGCCCAGCTTCGTGGTAAGCGTGCACAAAAACGTGTGGGCCGATTTCGGCGAGGCGCCCGAGCCGGGCCAGAAGGCCGCCGGTGGCGATGTGCTCAAGCTCATCATGAAGCTCGCGGGCTGCGACCTGCCCACGGCGCGCCTGACCCTGCGGGCCTGGGCCAGCGACCTGGCCACGCCGGCCGAGCTGGCGCTGCCGGCGGCACCGGTGGGCGAGACCTACGTGCTGGGTAAAGTCACCTTCAGCGACGTGCGCCTGGAGGAGCTGGCCATGAAGTCGCTCGTGGAGTACCTCACCAGCCGCGGCATCAACTGGCGCCTGCTGCAGCAGAGCCAGCGCACCAAGGCGCACCTGCAGCAGATTTTTTACCGCACCAGCACGAGCCCGCGCGAGAAGCCCTACTTCGGGCTGGGCTGGAAAACGGAGGCCGGCTGGGAGGTGCGCAGCAAAAACTTCCAGGGCACCATCGGGGGCAAGGGCCTCACCTGGCTGCTGGGCCGCGACTGCAGCGAGGTGGCTGTCTTCGAGGGGTTTATGGACTACCTCTCGTATTTGACCTACCGCGGGCGGCCCGGGGTCGAGGGCACGGTGCTGATTCTAAATTCGGTGAGCCTGCTCCAGCAGGCCCTGCCCACGCTGATGGAGGCTAAGCGCGTGCACTGGTTCGGCGACAACGACGCCGCCGGCCAGCGCGCCCTCTGGCTGCTGCGCCAGGCCATGCCCGGCCGGGTGAAGGAGCACAACGAAATCTACCGCGGCTACAAGGATTTCAACGACTTCCTGACCAAGACCCCGCCCACGCGGCCCCTGCCCCTCAAGCGCGCCGAGCCGAGCAAGCTCAGCCAGAACGCCCAGTACTGGCTCTGGGTGGTGTTTGACGAGCGCGCGCCCGGCACGCCGGCCGCCGAGAATAAGAAGCGCGAATGCGTCTTCTACTCGTGGACCAATGACGCCGCGGGCCTGGAGTACCTGCGGGTGCTGCGCAATCGCCTGGGCCACCAGCTGGTGTACTACCGCCTCTGCGAGCGCACCACCGGCCGCAAATACAACATCCTGGAGTGGGCCGGCCTGCAGCAGGCCCTCCCGCAAACTGCTAAGCAATCAGCGTAATGCGCTTACCTGACTTAGACCAGCGCATCGACCTGCACCGGGGCGAGGCGGCGCAACTGGCCCACGCCATCGAGTGGGTGCTCACCGGCCAGCTCACGCTCGAGGAGCCGGCGCGCGTGGCCGCCAGCCTTATGCTCTGCGTCGGCCCGCTTACCCGGGTCGGCACCCGGCTGCTGGCCCGCGCGCGCCAGGAGCAGCAGCGGCCGGCTGTGAGCAGGAAGCCCCGGCAGATGGTGCTGCGCTACGACGAGGTGGCGGGCCTGATGAAGATACTGCCGCTGGCGCCGGCCGCGGGGCTGGCTTGGGGGCAGGTGCAGCAGGCCAGTCTGCGCCTGGAAAGGTATATTGATTTCACGCGGTAATGCTAATTTTTATGGCGTAGGTTTTGTCCCTAGCTTTAGGAAGTTATCACCCTGCCTTCACTTTTCTGCCTTGGATTTCATCACCCTACCCGTCGAGTCCCACGTGCTGCGCTTTCTGCTGGGCAACCAGGAAGAGGAGCATTATTTTCTCTCCGAGGCCGACCCCTTCGGCATGTACCTGCTGCGCCTGCTCATCGAGAACCCGCGCGAGCGCCGGCGCGACGAGCCGGTGGCGGCCTACCCCGGGCGCTGGCCGGTGCAGCTGGGCAGCTACGCGGCCTGGGGCATCGGCGAGCCCAGCAGCAAGGTAGCCTACCTGTTTAACAGCTACATCAATAAATTCATGCTGCGCGACCTGCACGCGTTTGTGCAGCAGGCAGTGGAAAATGGGGAGCAGGCCAAGCACGCCATCCAGGGCTTCATGGCCAAGTACGGCCTGCGTGAGGAGGACATCCAGTTCGAGACGCTGCAAAAGTCCTGGCAGCGCTACTGGAGCCACCGCAAGGCCAGCAAGAAGAAGCGCGCCAGCCTCAACGGGCAGCTGCCGCTGAAGGAGCTGGAAAAACGCCTGCTCAAGACGAGCCAGCCCGTGGCCCAGGTAAGTGCCCAGGCGGCGTAAAAAAAGGCTAAAGCGTTTGTCCATTTTCTAAAGCGTTTGTCCATTAAAAGTACCCACTTTGTCCATTGGCTACCTCCCCTGATTTATCCGCCCTGCACCAGGCCCCGGCCCTGGGCCTGGCCGGCTACGTAGCCGCTTACTACCTGCCGCAGGCCGACCTAGCCGCCGACCTGGTGCTCGCGAGCCCCGGCCTCATCTCGGCCGACCTGGCCCTGCTGCCCGGCGCCGGCTGGCTGCCGCTGCCCTACACGCCCCACACGCTCAAATTTGAGGAGACGCCCCGCCTCGACCGCGGCGTGACTACCTACCAGCTGCGCGTCACGGCGCAGCGCCCGCAGCCCAGCCCCGACGTGCTGGCCACGCTGGCTAGCCTCGACCGCCGGCCGCTGCTGCTTTTGCTGGTGGAGGCCAGTGGCGGCCGGCGCCTGCTGGGCTCGCGCGAGGAGTACCTGCTGCTGAGCACCACCGACGAGGGGCAGAACCCGGCCACCCGCTCGGGCGTGGAGCTGCGCTTCGAGGGCGCGGCCAGCCAGCGAGCGCTTTACTACACCGGCGCCGTGCCGGTGCTGGGGGGCAAAGCGCTGCCGCCACCCGCCGGCGGCTACGTGGAAGTGGTGGATGCCGCCGGCAACCTGATGGTGGTAGTGCCGGCCGGCCGCCAGCTGCGCGTGGCCAGCAACTTCAAAGTAGTGCTGCAGGTAGTTTAAAGTCCTTTTTGGGGGCTAGGGCAGGGGCCAGCTTTGTACTATGGCCCAACTTACCCCCGACCAATTTGCCGCCAAGTGGACTCCGCTGCTGGCCAACAACGTTTTTCAGGACATCGACGGGGTGCGCCTGGGGCAACTGGTGGTGGATATCAAGGACTCGTTCGGGGCCAGCACCGCGGCGGTCAACGTGCCGGACTGGATTGCGGGTACCTTCTACCCACTGGGCTACCTGATTCTGCGCAGCTTTGGCGGGCCGGCCATTTTTATGCAGGCCCGCAAGGCCGACTACTTGCCGGTGCCCACCGACGCGCTGGGCGACGCCAACTGGGCGCCGGCACTGGGGCCGGTGGTGGCGGGCACCTACCAGATGGGCACGGTGCTGGCGCTACAGCATAGCCAGGGCGACTGGGTGCCGGGCCGGCTCTACGTGCTCCTCAATCGCCTCGACGCTAACGGCGACCCGCTGCCCGACGTGTACGTGCGGGCGCTGGCTGCCAGCACGCTGGAGCCCGAGGGCTTCACGCTCGACCCCGCCGGCCTGGTGGCGGCCGTAAGCTACGAGCTGGGCCTGGACCAGGCCAGCCCGCGCGAGGCCGCCGGCGACCGCCTGGTGAACGTAGCCGTGGACAGCGCCAGCCGGCTGCCGGTGGGCGTGCGCGCTGACGGCACCACCGTAGACCTGGGCCAGGTGCTCGTGGGCACCAGCGGGGAGCAGACTATCAGCGACCTCAAATATTTCTTGACGCTGCCCCGCGCCATCGGCACGCCCACGGCGCCCGAGGACCTGGTGCCTAAACGCTACGTGGATGCGCTCGCCAGCGGGGCCACGTCGAGCAGCTACGCCCAGCTCAAGGCCAGCCGCGGCAGCTGGGTAGCGGGCAAGTGGTACATTCTGACTGATTACCAACTCACCCACGTCATTGCCGGCACCAGCGTTACCTACACCTCGTACTCCGAGCGTCTGCTACTGCTGGCCACCTCGCCCACCACCTTCGGCACGGACGGCTACTCGCTGACCTACCCCAGCGACAAGGTGGTGTACTACTTCGACAACGACAACGCCCGCGTGCCGGGCTGCACCAAGGGCTACGTGGGCCGACGCCACGACACGGTGCAGAACAACGACCTGGAAATCGACTTCCGAAACGTCGTTTTCCGGCGCTGGTCCAGGAGCTACGGCAATGGCGTGAAAGACTACTACGGCCGCACGGCGAGCTACGTGGCGACGAGCGACACGGGCCTGGGCTTCTACGATTCGCCCATGTTTCAGGAGTATTTTAAGGTACTCAACAACCGCTGGTTTGGCTTCGATTTTCGCTTTCGGCCCAGCATCTTCGATAACATCAATTTCACGGCCGAGGCGCGGGTGGTGAATACCACCGTGCAGGGCAGCAGTGTACTCAAGAACGTGGCCATCGGCTACGGCTGGTTCAAGAACAGTGTACTGATTAACAGCACGATGGAGAACGTGAGCCAGCCGCCCATGTACTTCAGCACGTTTCTCAACGTGACCATGCTCTCGTCCACCCTCACCAACCGGCCCAACGTGGAAAGTGGCGACAACCAGGCCACGCTGATCGCAACCAACCTCACCACTGAGCCCATTAGCGGCCTGGTGTACGTGGCCGGCAACCGGCAAAACGCGCCCGACGTGACGACCTGCACGGCGCGCTGCGGCGACGAGGCCGCCGGCCAGCCCGTGGCCCTGGCCACGGTAAGCGGCAACCCGGTGGCCCCGCTGGCGGCCACCTACGACCCGGGCGCCAACTTCAACGCGGCCCGCAACTGCTACGTGGCCCGCCAGCGGGGCCTCTACGAGGTGGTGGCCACCGTGCGCTTTGCCGACCAGACCCCGGCCGGCCTCGACTACGTGCTGGCCGCCGGCAAGCTCAGCACGAGCGCCGGGCGGGCGCAGGTGCCGGGCGTGACGGCCGGCAAGCGCCCGGCCCAGCAGTTGGTGGCCCGCCTGGAGCTGGCCGCTGGCGAGGAGTGCGCCCTGCTGGTGCAGGCCGACAGCTTCACGCCCACCGTTTACAGTTCGTTCTCCATCACTCTCTTACGCGCCCTCTAGCCCATGCCCCTGCTGCCCTTTGCCCACACGCCCCTGCGCCTGCCCGTGTGCCCGCACGCCGCCAGCGGCCTCAACCAGGCCGCCGTTTTCACCGACCTCTTGCTGCACGTGGCCCCGGGCACGGGCGAGGTAACGCTGGGCATCACCACGCGCCTGGAGCTGAGCCCGCCCGACCGGCCGGAGGTGGTGGCGGGCCTGCAACGGCCGCCCGTGCAGCTGGGCGCCGACAACGACACGGCCGTGTACTTCGATGCGGACGAGCCCGCCAACCCGCGCAATGGCCAGCCCCTGTACTTCAAAAGGGGGCAGCCGGCGGAGTGGGGCACGCTCGACGAGGCCGGCGAGTTTACGGCCCTGGCCGGGGGGCTGGCCGCGGCGCCCGAGCCGCTGCGCCTGCAAGGCGACTGGGCCGAGACGCTGCTGCACCAGCTGCTGGCCCCGCTCATCCTGGCCAACATGCAGGCGGCTAATTTGCCCCCCTACAACCGCTACGCCTAGCCCGCATGAGCTTTCCGGCCTGGTACCTGCTTGTGCCGCTGCTGCTGGCCCTGGCCCGCGTGGCCTGGAAAGCCTGGCGACCTCCCTAGCCAAAAAGCCTCGCCTTCCCGGCGGGGCTTTTTGCTGTCCTTTTGGCGGGCGCATTGGCCCGGCAGCTTTGCATCGTCTTAGCTACCCACGATGCGTTCTAGTAACCTGCTCGCCGTCATTCTCGGCGCCCCCTTCATGATGCAGCACCAAGCGGTGCTGGGCTACCTGCCCCAGGTGGCCATGCTGATGCGTGGGGAGGGCGTGCAGCAGCAGGAGTCGCTGGCCAAGCGCCGCGTGCGGGCCATGATGGTGGCCGAGTATGGCCAGCCGGGTGCCGCTACCGTAGCCGCCGCGAAGCGCGTGAAGGGTTACGACGACGCGCCGGAGGGCTCGGTGGCAGTGCACACCCTGAAGGGCGTCATGCTGAAAGACGACCAGGTGGGCCTCTGCCAGGACGTGCCGGGCACGGCTAGCCTGGGTCGGGCGCTGCAAGCGGCCGACGCCCACGAGAATATTGTCGCCCATGTGGTGCGCATCGACTCGGGTGGGGGCAGCGTCGACGGCACGGCCGAACTCGGCGCCATCACCAAGGGCCTGACCAAGCCCATCGTGGCCTATTCTGATGGCATCATTGCCTCGGCCGCCTACTGGTTCGCCTCCAGCTGCTCTAAAATCATGCTCAACAATGCCACCTGCGCGGTGGGCTCGATTGGCGTGATGTGCAGCGTGGCCGACTATAAGCCCATGCTCGAGAAGCTGGGCGTCGTGTTTCACGACCTGCGCGCCGACGACTCGGACGAGAAAAACGAGGACTTTCGCCAGCTCATGGAGGGCAACCACAAGCCCTACATTGAAAACGTACTCAACCCGTTACGCGACATGTTCGCCAGCACGGTAAAAGCCAACCGCCCGCAGCTCGCTACCAAAGAAGGCGACAAGCTGCTGCGCGGCAATATGTATTTCGCCGATGCGGCCGTGGCGGAGGGCCTGGCCGACGAAATCGGCAACTTCAGCCGCGCTGTGGCGCTAGCCCTGGAGCTGGCCGACGCGCAAGGCGACCCCACCACCGGCGACGCCGGCGGCAATTCTGCCACCACTTCAACCACCCCCAACATGTTCGGGAAAAACAAATTTCCGGCCGTCGGTGCACTGACCGGCCTTTCGGGCGCTGCCCTCACGCCGGAGCTAGTAGGCGCCGCCAACGACGAGCTGGAGGCTGCCGGCATTATGAGCGCCTCGCTTATCAGCCAGGTAGCTCACGAGCAACTCACCAGCGACGCCGCGGCCTGGAACGCGGCCCATGAGCAGCTCACGGCCGCCGGCGCTACCGACGTGGCCGCCCTGGCTGCCGACCGCGACAAGCACAAGGCTGCGGCTGAGGCCTTCGGCAGCCAGCCCGGCGTGCTGCCCACCAGCACCACCAAGAAAACCCCCGACGTGGCTGAGGAGGGTGGCGACGAGAACGCCAAGCTCGTCGACGAGCTGCACGCCAAAATGCTCGGCGAATAGCCTGGCGCATCATTCAATTTTTCAACGTTTTATCTTCCTGCAATGGCCTTAGCTATCGCCGACGTAGTAACCCAATTTGGCGCGTACTACCTCTCCAATGCCTCGAACCTGACGCGCCTGTACCAGCTGCTGCGCCGGGCCACTCCGACCGAGTCGATGTTCACGCCAGTGAACACCGACGACACCATCTGGCGGGCGGCTAAGACGCTGTTTAGCCGGGTGGTGCAGCCTTTCCAGAAGGCATTCACGCCCCTGGCTGGCGTGACGTTCGTGCCGGTTGAAATCAAGCAATTCCGCATGAAAGTGGATGCGCAGGAGTATCCCGACGAACTCGAAGCTACCTGGCTCGGCTTTCTGGACGGCCCGGAAATCGACCGCAAGGCCTGGCCCTTCGTGCGCTGGTACTGCGAGGTGTACCTGATTCCCCAGGTGAAGCAGGACATCGAGCAAACGGAGATTTTCCAGGGTGTATTCGTCGCCCCGACCGCCGGCGTACCTGGTGCAGTTAGCACATCGATGGATGGCTTGAAAAAGACCATCAACGGCCACATCGCCGCCGGCCGCACCGCGCCGATTACGACTGGCGCGCTGGCCACCGACCCGGCCGATGCCGTGGACCAAATGGAGGAGTTTGCCGATAGCATCAACAAGGCCTACTGGAACATTCCCATGATGCTGGGCGCCTCGGAGAGCTACGTGCGCACCTTCCTGCGTGGCCAGGAGCGCAAGTATGGCAAAAACACCGGTGGCGGCGCCTTGGGCCTGACCATCAACAACACCAACATCACGCTGGCCGGCCTGCCTTCGCACCAGAGTACCAATAAAATCTGGTGCACGCCGAAGGAAAACGCCATCATGCTGCGCAAGCGGCAGCAGAACCAGACGGCCATCCAGGTGGAGAATGTCGACCGTCTGCTCAAGTTCTACACGGACTTCTCGATGGGCATCGGCTTCATCATCCCCGAAATCATCTTCACCAACGACCAGGAGCTGGTGTAGCCAAGCCGGCGGCCGGTGCCCTTCCCAGGGCACCGGCACGTCGCACAAGGGTAGTAGCGTTTTCCACTAGTAATCATTTGCCATCATGGCTGACCCAACCAAAGACCAGCTGCAGGAGCAGCTGACGCAAACCAAACGCCAGCTGGAAGACACCCAGCACGAACTCGACACCACTAAGCGCGAGTCGCAGGCCAAGGCCGACGCCCTCGTGGCTGCTGGCGCCGAGAAGGCCGAGCTGCAGGCGCAGCTCACCGAGGAGCGCACCCGCAGCGGTAACCTGGCCGGCGAGCTCAACGTGGCGGAAACGACCATTGAGGAGCTGCAGCAGCGCCTCGAAACGGCTGCCAAAGTGCAGGCCCAGAGCGACACCGTGGTGGTGACCGATGGCACTGCCCACTATAAGGTGCTGGCCCCGCGGTTTAGCCACAAGCGCGTCGAGTACTCGGCCAAAGACTTGCTCACCAACGAGGAGCTGTTGACGGAGCTGGTGGCCGCTGGCGTAGGCTTCCTGCAAAAAATTGAGGAGTAGCCCGCCGGCTACTCCCACATGGTTTCACTTGTAAGTAATTCAGCCACATGGCCAAATTAACTCACCTGCCCGGCCCCAAGGGCAAAGACAACCAGCCGGGCCTGAAGGGCACCGTCTACATCGCGCCGGAGGAATGGTTCGAAAAAATCGCGGTCTTTAAGACCACCAGCAATCCCGGCGATTCGGTAACCATCGATGGGTCGCACACCTTCAAGGACAACCCCGCGACGCCTGGCGTCAAGTACGGTTTCCTGAAGGCCTACGCCACCCAGGACACGGCCCAGCTCAAGATTGACCCCACCGGTGAGCGCGACGGCCGCGGCGCCAAGGCCTCGCTGGAATTCTTCAACCCGGGCGCCGGCAAGGAAGCTGCCGAATTCGGCCGCGTCATCAAGAACACCACCTGCATTATCCTGGTGAAAACGCCCGATGGCGTAGTGCAGCAGGTAGGGGCCGAAGATTTGGGCGCCGAAATCGTCGGCAGCTACGACTCGGGCAAATTGAGCGGTGGCCGCCGTGGTACCACCTTCAAAGCGGAGGCTTACCAGAACGGCAACCAGTTCTACGAAGGCACCATCGACCTGTTGCCCGAGTAGATGGAGCTGCGCCCCGAAGTTGCCGAGCAGTTCGAGCTCACCAGTGGCGTGACCCGCGTGCACGTCTCGCAATTAGGTCACGACTACGACCTGACGCGCATCAGCCTGGCTGAGGCCGAGCAGCTGGTGGCCGTGCCGGGCTTCGACAGGCTTCGGCGCAAAGCAGTGCCCGTAAATGACGTGGGGCCGGTGGCAGCAACCACCGGCCCCACTAAGGGCAGAAAAAAAAAGAGGGCTTGAGGAGGAAGCATTTGTGAGGAGCTAGGGTAGCCCTCTTTTCCAGCGTTTGGCAAGGCCGGGCGCTGGTTTTTTTTGTCCTTTTCCCAGCCAAGATACGGGGCAAGGTTTGTATTGTGAAGGAGATACGGGAGTGGTTGGAAAAAGGGCAGGAGTATGCCCCGGGCGTAGCCCTATATGAAATCCACGGCAAGAGCCGTGTGGTACTCAATGTGTTGCGGCGTGGCGCCAGTGACTACACGCGCCAAAAGCTACGCGAGGAGCTGAAACAACTTCTCGAAACCCACCCGCCAGTACCGGCAATTGCCACACGGCCGGCCAAAAGCGCGCCGGTGCGGCCCGCAGTAGCCGCCCCACCGGTGGCTAGCCCACCCGAGCCCCCAGCGGCCGCCGTGCCCGACCAGGTGCGCCAAGACCGCAGCAGCTGGTATGCCGAGCGCCACCGCCTGCACGCCACGCTGGAGCTGCTGGCCACCGATGCCGAGCGCCGGGTAGCCGGCGAGCGCATTCTGGTGCTCAGTGAGCTGCTCACGGCCAGCTACCAGGCCCCCGCGGCGCCGGCGCCGGCGGCGGCACCCCGCCCCGACCTGGCGGCCGTGCGCGACCAGGGCGAAATCCGCCGGCTGCTGGCCAACCTGCGCCCCCACGTCTCAAAACTGAAGAAAAACCCCGCCCGTGCCCGTGACCTCCAGCAGGCGCAGGCGGATATCAAATTATTGGAGAGTAACCTGTTGAAGCCATGAGTGAAGTTGATTTGAAGCCGTTGGAATGGCACACTACCCAGCGCCAGGTGCGCCAGCTGGTGCCCCTGGAGTACAACCCCCGCATCCTGAGCGAGGAGGGCCGCCTGCGCCTGGAGCGCAGCCTGGCCAAGTTTAACCTGGTCGAGATACCCGCCATCAACCTCGACGACGTCGTGATTGCCGGCCACCAGCGCCTGCGCGTGCTGCTCGATGCCGGCCGCGGCGACGAGTTTATCGACGTGCGCGCCCCCAACCGCCTGCTCACCAAGGAGGAGCTGGACGAGTACAACATCACCTCGAACGTTGGGGCCGGCAGCTGGGACTACCAGGGCCTGCTCGATGACTTCGCCCACCTCGACCTGGCCGATATTCTGGATAGCGGCTCATTCGATGCGCTGGCCAGCCTCTCGGCCTCGCTGGAGCTGCCGGCCGAGGAGGAAGAGTTTACGCCCGTGCTGCCGGCCACGCCGGTATCGGTGCCCGGCGACGTGTACGAGTTCCACAGCGAGGGCCGGGGCCTGGTGCACCGCCTGGTGTGCGGCTCCTCGCTCGAGGCCGACGTCGTGGAGCGCGCCCTGGGCACCGGCGTGCTGGCCGACCTGACCCTGACCGACCCGCCCTACAACGTGGACTACCAGGGCAAAACCAAGGATGCCCTTAAGATTGAGAACGATAAGATGAGCAACGGCTCGTTTTACCAGTTCCTGTACGACTTCTACACCAACGCCTACGCCTTCATGCGCCCGGGCGCGCCCATCTACGTGTTCCACGCCGATAGCGAGGGCGCCAACTTCCGCCAGGCACTCGTCGACGCGGGCCTGAAGCTGAGCCAGTGCCTGGTGTGGGTAAAGCAGAGCTTCGTGATGGGCCGCCAGGACTTTCACTGGCAGCACGAGCCGATTCTGTACGGCTGGAAGGAGGGTGCTGCCCACACCTGGTGCAGCGACCGCAAGCAGTGCACCGTGCTGCAGTTCGACCGCCCCAGCCGCAACACCGAGCACCCGACGATGAAGCCCCTCGACATCCTGGAATACCTGTTGGAATGCTCCAGCAAGGCCGGCGCCGTGGTGTTTGACGGCTTCGGCGGCTCGGGTTCGCTGCTGATTAGCTGCGAGAAAACCGGGCGCCAGGCCCGCGTGGTGGAGCTCGATGCCCGCTACGTCGACGTGCACGTGGTGCGCTTCGTCAAGTTCATGCGTGATAACCAGCGCCGCTTCACGGTGGTGCTTAACGGAAAGGAGCTGAGCGATGGAGAGCTTGCCGACTACGACCAATCCTAACTACGGCCAGGGCACCGAAACGCCCCTCGACCGTATCCGGGCCTCGTACATGCGCGAAGGGGCCGAGGCTAGCCTGAGCAAGAGTGACCTGGAGCTGCGCGAGCAGCTGCAGGCCACCCACGCGCTGCTCACGCAGTACCACTCGGTGCAGCAGACGGTCAAAATCCTGCAGGAGCGCTACCAGGTCTCGCAGCCCACGGCCTACCGCCGGGTGCGCGACACCACCGAGCTGTTTGGCGACGTCACCAAAACCAGCAAGGAAGGCGTGCGCGACATTCTCTTCGAGATGAGTATGCGCGTGTTTCAGCTCGCGGCCGGCCGCAAGAACGAGTTTAAGCTGCCCGACCCCGACCTGAAGGCCATGAACACGGCCATCGCCCGCATGAGCAAGCTCAAGGGCCTGGACGAGAAGGACAACAACGCGCTGACGCCCGAAATGCTCGCCCGCAATACCTACGTGGTGAATTTGACGGTGCAGGGGCCAGGTGGCCAGACCAAGACCATCCCGCTGGCCGGCCTGGACCAGCTGGCCCAGGACGACCCCGAAACCTACGCCCAGCTGCTCGACAGCATGGAAAACTCCGACCTCACGCCCGAGCAGATGCGCGGGCTTCTCGACAACCCGAATGGAACTGCATCCTGACCTCAAGCCGCTCAAGTTCAACAAGCCGCAGCTGCGCTTCGTGATGACGGCGCCGGCCAGCTCGAACTCGGTTTGGGGCCGGGCCACGGGTAAGTCGACGAAAATCGCCTGGCTGATTCACCGCATCGTGACCGAGATGCCCCGCTCGGTGTGGGGCCTGGTGGGCTCGACCTACACGCAGATGCTCACGCGCACGCTGCCCTCGACCATCGACGGCTTGCGCCAGCTCGGCTATCATAAGGACGTGCACTACTACATCGGCCGCAAGCCACCTCCTGCCTGGGGGTGGCCTGAGCCGTTTCAGACGCCGCTCAGCTACAAGCATTTCATTATCTTCTACACGGGTGCCGGTTTTCACTTAATTACCCAGGACGGCGCCGGCGGCAGCTCGCGCGGTATGAACATCGATGGGTGGCTGGCCGACGAGGCCTTGCTGCTCGACCGCGAGAAGCTCACCACCGACGTGAGTGCCTCGAACCGCGGCAACGTCGGGCGCTGGCCCAAGGCCCGGATGCACCACGGCAAGTTCTTGTTCTCGTCGATGCCCTGGGGCGACCAGGGCAAGTGGCTGCTCAGCGACAGCGAGTACTATCAGCAGGACGGCTACGACTTCACGGCCATTCGGGAGCAGCTCGTGCAGCTGCAGCTCGAATTCGTGGACTCGCGCAGTAAGAAAACCCGCGAGGAGCTCTACCTGGAGATTCGGCACCTGAGCACGCAGCTGCGCTTCTACCCAAACCCGCAGCAGCGAGGCGAGGGCAAGCTCTTTATTCCCAAGGGGCTGCTCTACTCCGAAGCCAACGTGTTCGATAATCTGACCAACGTAGGCATCGGCTTCTTAGAGCAGCAGCGCCGCGAATTGTCGGATTTTACCTTCAACATCGAAATCCTCAATAAGCGCCCGCTCACGGTCGAGGCCGGCTTTTACCCCAAGCTCGACCTCAAGCGCCACGGGCGCCAGTGCCCGGCTAACGCCTACGTCGACAGCCTGGGCTACGATATCGAGCGCCTGCGCGAGCGTGATTCCCGGCTCGATGGGGACTGCCGGCCGCGGCTGCCCATCCGGGGCGCGGTGGACTGGGGTAGCCGTATCAGCACGCTAACCCTGGCCCAGGTGCACGCCGACGTGAGTGAGTACGCCGTGCTGCGCGGCTTCTACGTCACCCACCCCAAGTTCATCGATGACCTAGCCTTGCTCTTCACCACCTACTACGCCCACCACGAGTACAAGGTGTTCGACTTCATCCAGGACAACGAGTGGGGCAACCAGCGCGTGGCAGGTAGCGCCCTGACCTACAACGAGCAGTTTGCCGCCCGCTTACGGGAGGCAGGCTGGCGGGTCAGAGTGTTCGACCAGGGCCGGGTGCCGGACTACGCTGAGCGCTACCGCCTGGCCTACGAGGTGCTGGGGGAGGCCGACCCGCGCCAGCTCAAGGTGCGCTTCAACGTGGAGGGCTGCAAGGACGTGCTCACGGCCATGAGCAACACGCCCATCCGCCTGGGTAGTAAGGGGCAGACCGAGAAGGATAAGAGTAGCGAGAAGAAGAAGACGGTACCGGGGCAGGAGGCCACCCACTTCACCGACACCATCGACCTGCACCTGCTCTCCATCAACAAGCACGCGAGCCTGGCCGTGGGTAACGCGGCTGGCCTGCTCATCGTGAGTGCTTGATGGCGGCCCTAGCTTTGGTCTCCATCTACTCTCTCCAGTTCATGACCCGTTACCTCCTCCTGGCTGCGCTGCTGGCTGGGGCCAGCCGGCCCGCCGCTGCCCAGACTACCCCAGTCGTTACGCCGACTCCCGTGCCACGCTATCAGTTCTGCGAGCTTAGCTACCAGGGCGGTGGTCCGGCACTCGTGCTCCGTTATGGAGCCGATGATAACCACAAGCAGTACCAGGTGAACGATGCAAGCCTGCAGCAGCAGGCAAGCTACATTTATAAGCTGACCTCGCCCACCGTGGCCCTTAACTACCTCAGCAGCCAGGGCTGGGAACTGGTGGGCATAACGGCGGGTCCCTACAGCTATACCACTACCTACATTACTTCTGAGCGTGTCTACACCTTCCGGCGACTCGCCGTGCCCTAGCGACTGGCAATTGCCGCGAGATGTTGCTGAGGCAACTCACTCACTACTAAAAACCCCGTTTCCAGACTGGAAACGGGGTTTTTGATGCCCGACCCCCGGTATATCCCCTGGCCCCCTCCCGGCAATTGCCAAATGGCCGACAGTGCACGTTGGGGTGTTCAGTGATAAAATGAGAATGAAACGACCTCGAAAACGCCAAAATCGGCCTTGGCGCTAGCGCCAGGGCACTTCGCCGTGATAATGGCTTCATTCAGCCCTGCCGGTCACGGATTTGCTGTCCTTTTCTGCGCGAGCGTAGGCCGCCAGTTTTGCAGCGAGGATTTAGTGCTGAGGACAATGGAGGGAATAAAACTAGTGGAGGCCCTGGCGCGCATGGAAGCGGCCACGGAGCCATTCACGCTACGCTTTATGCGGCTGGATAGGGGCAGCAAAACAGGTGGTCAGGTAACCGAGTGGCGCAATTGCCGGCTCTCGCAGCCGACCGGCGTGCCCGCGGCCGTGCAGGTGACTGCGGCGCCGGTGGAGGGGGAGGAGCGGGGCCGTATGCCGCGCCACTTCGCCAACGCCACGCGCAACCTGGTCGTGGGCGCCAGCTCGCAGCGCCGCAAGGTGCACATCTGGTTACTGCTGGCCCTCGATGGCCAGCGCATTGTGCTGGGGTAAAAGAGTGCCTGGCCGGCTAGGGAGTCGGCAGGATGGAGATAAGTGCAGGAGGATTTTTATGCGAGTAGTTATCAGCCCCGATGGGCGATTCGGCCACGTCGATGGTGGCCAAACTGTGTTCCGGCTAAACGCCGGCGTTAGCGGGCCTAGCGGCGGTGGCAGCGCGGGCAATCAGCCGGCGAGCGAGCCCACCAGTCCCCAACGCAAGCCCGAGGGTGGCGGGCTCATCTCGCCCTGGGGCGCCGACAACCTGTTTCCGCAGGCCGTAGTCAAGGACATTGAAAAAAACACCGTGCTCGGTAGCATACTGGAGCGCAAGACGGCCACCATGTATGGCCAAGGGCTGGCCTACGGCATCATTACGGGGGCGGATAAGTCGGGGGCGAAGCTCTTCGAAGGGCAGTATCTGCCTGAAATCGAGGCGTTCCTGGAGGAAAGTAACGTCGCGCGCTATGCCTTTGAGGCGCTGCTCGATATAAACACCTTTGCCAATGCCTTCCCGGAGCTGGTGCTGAGCAAGAACCGGGCGAAAATCGTGGGTATAAGCGCCCAGGAGGCCTGCTGGACGCGCTACGGCGTGCCCAAAAATGGCACCGTGGACTACGCCTACATCAATGCCAACTGGGACAACGGCGGCTCGCCCACTGACCCGCTGCTCACGACCCGCGTGCCCCTCATCGACCCCTACTACGATGCGGTCGGCAACCTGAAGGCGCGCTCCGATGGGTTCAAATACCTGTACCCGCTCAGCATTCCGAGCGCCGACAAGGCGCTTTACCAGCTCGCTAGCTGGAATGCTGTGCGCCGCTCGGGCTGGTTGGATGTCGCCGCGGCGATACCCGAATTTAAGAAGATGCTGTTCAAAAACCAGCTCTCGGTCAAGTACTTGGTTGAAATTCATTCGTCGTACTGGAATTGCAAATACGGGGACTGGGACGGCTTGGCGCAGGAGGAGCGCACTCGCTTGCTATCGGAAGAGCTGACGGCTTTCAACAGCATCATGACCGGCACCAACGGCGCGGGTAAAACGGTGATGTCCACCACCTACACCGATAAAATTACGGGTAAGGAGTTCTCGGCCTTCAAGATTACGGCTATCGACGACAAGCTCAAGGATGGCATTTACATCGAGGACTCGCAGGAGGCCAGCTCGCACATCTACACGGCCGTGGGCTACGCGCCGAGCCTGATGGGCGTCTCGCCCGGCAAGGGCATGGGCGACGGCGCCGGTGGTGGCTCCGAGCCCCGGGTGCTCTTCTCAAATTTCATCAGCACGGCCCAATTCCACATGGACCTAGTGCTGGAGCCGCTCAACCTCATCGCCCGCTACAACAACTGGACGGCGAACGGCAAGCCCATCCGCTTCAAGTTTCTGCCGCCCCTGGTGATGACCGAGGCCACGGTTAACACGCCCTCAGCCGACCCCAAGCAGCAGGCCAAATGAACAAGCTGCCCGCCGCCATCGACCTGGCCAACCGCCAGGCGCACCACTGCCTCGACCGGGCCGAGTTTTTCCAAACCAAGAGCCAAGCGAAGTACCGCACGCAGGCCGCCGGCAATTGGCAGGCCTGGGGCGAGCGCTGGGCCGAGCTTGAGGAACTACTACGCGAACTAGCCCGGCTGCGCAATGCGTGCGAGCGTGAGGGCATAAACACTGAATGGTAAGATGATACACCTCACTTTCTCCTACTGGTGGCTCTTCGGGCTAGCCCTGCTGCTGATTCTCTGCTTCGGCGGCGAGGGCATGGGCGGCGGGCTGCTGCTGGCCCTGCTACTGGTCATTTTTCTCGTCACGGTGGCCTGCAAGGTCGCCGCTCACTTCGGCGTCCTATGAGCCTGATTCGCACCATCGCCCAATTCTGCGCCCACGTCCGGGTGAGCGAGAGCGGCACCCACCTGGAAAACTTTGAGCCTGACCTGCGCGTGGCTGAGCGCCGGCACCTGCGCCCCGTGCTGGGGCCGGCGCTCTATAACGAGCTGAGCGCCCTGAGCGACGCCGACCTGCAGGCGGCCCTCGACGACCCGGCCAGCACGCTGGGTGGGTTGCTGCGCCTGGTGCACGAGGCGCTGGCCAACCTCGGCTTGCTGGAATACTTGCCCCTCAATCAGTTGCAAATCAACGATGGGGGCGTGTACGTCAACACCGGTGGCTCACGGCCCTTTCAGTGGCAAATCGACCAGCTCAAGGCCAGCCTGCGGGGCAAGGGCTACAACGCCCTCGAAAGCGTGCTGGAGCACCTGGAGGAGCACGTGGCCGACTTCCCGGCCTGGGCCACGTCGGCCGCGGCCGTGCAGGCCCGCGAGCAGTTCATCGGCTCGGCCAGCGAGTTTACGCGCCACTACGATATCGCCGGCTCGCGCCTCACCTACCAGGCCCTGCTGGCCACCCTGCGCAAGGTCGAGCGCTTCGAGCTGGAGCCCGTGCTCAGCTTCGACTACCTGGCCGAGCTGAAGGCGCAGCTCGTGGCCGGCAGCGTGTCGGTCGACAACCAGGTGGTGCTCGAGCGCTTCCTGCGCCCGGCCCTGGCCCACCTGGTGGTGGCCAAGGCCATTCCCGAAGTGGGACTCACCTTCAACGGCAGCAACGTGGAGCTCAACATCTTCCGGCCCGACGACGCCAACGGCAAGGAGGCCGACGCCAGCCTCGACCAGCTGCTGAGCCTGAAAATGAGCCAGGCCCGCGCCGATGGCCAGGTCTTCCTGACCCAGCTGCGCCGGCACCTGAATATGTACGCCTCCGGCATCCGCTTCGCCACCTACTTCCGCTCCAGCGCCTACGTCGACCCGCAAGCCGGCCGGCCCGTGGTGCGCCAGTCGGCCGATTCTCCCACCGTCTTTTTCGGCTAGCCCATGCCCCACTTTTCACCCTCCCCGGCCGCTGGCCAGGACGTGCTGCTGGCCGTGGTCATCGTCGTGTGCTCGACCCTTTTCTCGCTGGTCGGCTGGTTCATCGTGCGCACACTCAAAAGCGTCGAGGATGCCATCCAGGCGGGCAAATCCGAAACCACGGCCCTGCGCACGGAGCTGGCCACCGTCAAGGCCGACCTCAAAACCTACGCCGGCCAGGTCGAGCGTCAGAGCGAGGAGCTCGGCAGCCTAAAGCGCGCCTACGCGGCCCTGGAGCGCGCCTTCACGGCGATGGACAAGTGGCTCTACGGCCAGCACGTGCTGGGCAAGCTGCCGCAGCCGCCCGACTTCCGGGCCGCTGCCCCTTCCGAGTAATCACCCATTCACCCTTTTTTCTTATGCGCGCATTCCTGCACGACCGCAACCCCCAAAATCTGGCCTGGTACCAACTGCTCTACGGCTGGCTACTCCGCCACAACGAGCTGCACCTGGCGGCCCTCATCGCCCTGCTCTGGTATCCCATCCAGCTGGCCTTCGACTGGTATTTCCCCGACGCGGCGCCGCTCACGGCCACCCAGCTCCACAAGGTGGTGCTCACCGCCTTCGTGTTCGCCTTCGCCCACGGCTACCTCTGGCTGGGCCTCCGCTTCAACCTGCCCATCATCCCGCGCTGGCTGAAAAAGAACTTCACTACCACCTTCTTATCCCTTACCCCGTGGCAAAAAATGCAGTTTTTCGCTTTTATCTGGTTGGGCTACTTGCTCTGCTTTGCCATCATGTGGCATGGAGCCAGCCAGGCGGCGTAAGGCCCGCGGCCAACGTCACGCGCATCCTCGACTGGGAGCGCTCGCAGCTCGCCGTGCGCGAGCACGGCTACAACCGGGGCAAGGAGGTCGAGAGCTACCAGCGCACCACCGGCAACGCGCCGGGTAGTGAGTGGTGCGGCTCGTTCCAGGCCACGGCCAACGCCCGGTGCGGGCTGCCCTTCCCCACGGCCGCCGGCGGCGCGCGCTACTGGTTTCTGCTCACGAGCCCGCGGACGCTCTTTTTCCTTGGCGTAGTCGGCAGCGTCGATGAAATCCAGCCCGGCGACCGTGTCGGCTTCTGGAGCGCCAGCGCCCGGCGCATCGGCCACATCGGCATCGTCGAGGCCAAAACCCGCAATGGCTTCACCACCATCGAGGGCAACACCGGCCGGCTAGCCAACGCCGGCGTGCACCGCCTCAGCCGAGGCCGGGGCGAAATCCACGCCGCATCTAATTGGAGTCATTGACTATGAAGTACTTCCACTTGCTTGCCCTGCTGCTGCTCAGTGCCTGCGCCCTGCAGCCGCCCCACCTGGCCCAGGCCCCGCGGCCGGCCCGCCACCAGTACCGCCACGCCCAGCGCCACAACGCCCGGGTGCGGGCGCATCTTCAACCCACTTTTCTGCCCTGGAATTGAAACAGCTCTACTTCCTGCTGGTCATGGCCAGCCTGCTGCTCACCGGCTGCGCCACCGAGCAGCGCATCCCCGCCGCCTTCGATGCCAAGCTCGACTCGGCGCTCACGGCCGCCGGCGTGCCGCCCCTGCGCAAGGTCAAGTTCACCGGCCCGGTCACCTTCCAGGTGGGCGGCACCGGCAACGTGGCCACGACCCTTACCAAGCCCCGAGGCCAGGTGGCCTCGGCGCCCCACGCCACGGCTGCTGAGGCCAAAACGTCGGCTGGCCCGCCCTGGTACGTGTACCTGGCCGGGGCCGTGCTGCTCGCGGTGGGAGGCTTCGTGCTGCGGGGCCGGCTGAAACTATCAATTCCTTTTTAGCTATGCAACCCGAAGAAGCACAACTAAACCTGCCCGTGGTGCCGGTGCGCGGCATTACCAACGCCGACGCTTGGAAGATTTACGAACGCTACAACATTGAGTTTACCCCGCCTGGCTACGCTGAAATGAAGCTCTGCGAGGTGGTGCTCGCCTTGGAGGAGTTAGTAGAATCACTAGTTCGCCGCAAATAGAAAAAGGCCACTGCTAGGGGCTGTGGCCTTTTATTTTTCACTAAACCCCAGCTTTGCCGGCTGGGAAGTATGTAGCAAAAGTACCTATTACTTGGCTTGTTGCCCTTTAATTTGGTTGCTTAATGCTGCAATCTTTTGCTTTGCTTGGTCTAGCTTGCGCTGCTTCTCGAAAGCTTCTTGCTTCTCATCCAAAATGAGTTCGATGCCTGTTTTAACTGTTTCAAAATAGGCTAAACATTCGTCTTCTTTAAGACTGTGAATTCCAACGCTAAGTATGCCATAAAGCGATTTATGTTCCACTAAGAACGATGGTAAATGAGCTTTAAGCAAATCGATTCTATCGGCCATTCGTGACCTTGAGTAAGCCTCAGCATCCCAATCAGCGTCTTTTTGAGATTTTTGGTGCGCTTCCTCAATTAAATCTTCAAAAATTCGGCGTAAATAAACAAAAGAGCCAATGCCTATGCCATTGGCAGCTAAGCCAATAGCCCTAGTAAATTCCCTTAAGCGTTCTTTAGAAAGAACGTTTTTATAATTTTTAATTTGTGCTATGTGAAAATCTGCGATAGATGGGTATTGGCCGATTTTGATTACTTTACTTTCATCTAAAAAATAGAATACATGAAAAGTTTCCTTTGTTCTGACACATTCTAAAGATGCTTTTGCCCACCCGCCATAAATTAAAAAATGCCGTTTATCATTATTTACTATTGGGTATACTTTGTAGGTTGTATTTTCGCCGAGAGTAGGATTGTAATAATCTATAGTGCCTGAAAAATTTACTAAATCATTTAGATTTCCTTGGTTTTCAGGAGTTATCCTAATGGGTGTATAAATAGGCAACTCAAAGAAAAAGGTCTTAGGTTCTAAGTTGTTCATGATGCGTAAGTTTTTGTTATATGAGGTCTAAGCGGCGTGCTTCATCTCTTATGAGCAGGCGAACTAGTGCTGAAAGACCTAGACCTCTCGCTTCTGCTACTTTTTCAGCCAACGCTTTTTCATCCTGTGTAACCTCTAACCCTATTTGTTTCTTGCCAGTGCGTTCGGCCTTATCCCTTTTCATGTGGCAAAGCTAGATAAATAACCAGCAAAAGCACCAAAAATTTATTGGTGTTTTTAGAGTAGATAAGTTGCAGTACCAAAAAAGCACTGGTACATTTGCATTGTTCTAAATGAGGACGCTTAACCAGTAGCAAGCAAAAGAGGCCACCCCCTGGCAGGGGTGACCTCCGATATAGCACCTGCTTGAACAGGGCTACTGGTTGGGTCATCGCTAACCCTATCCACCACAAAATTACATGGAATCGCATGTAAACGGAGGCATTACGCCCCTACACCTCGGCATCCTACGCCGGGAATTATTAGCCGTACTCATCGGTAATCCCTTATTCACGAAGGAAGAACAGTTACTAGCCAACCATCAAGCACATGAATGCGAGTGTTCGCAGCGCTTGATTCAATGGTTACATAACGTGCGGCGCGAGGCCGAGCGTCGCCAGTCCATAGTTACGGCTCAAGTACAGGCATGCCGGCAAGAAGGTAGCTACAATAAAGAGGCACAAATTAGTGAGTTAAAGGAGTTAGCGCAGTGCCGTGCGCTGAACCAGCACGAAAAAGAAGCTATTTACTTGCTGCCAATGCGGGATGTTTCCCGCACTGAAGCTGCGAGTCTTGTAGGACAATACTATGTAAAAGTCCTTCGTCGGGCTGGAAAACTTCGCGAGGAATATGGCGGCTAACAAACGTTATCTAATTGGTACCCTAGCAGATAGATTTTGGTCTAAGGTCTTAAAGTTAGAAGGCTGCTGGGAGTGGCAGGGAAAGAAGTTTCGCACTGGCTATGGTAGTCTGAAAGTAGAGGGCCGGCTGCGCACTACGCACCGTCTTAGCTATGAACTAACCAATGGACCGATTCCGACTGGTATGCTTGTTTGCCATACTTGCGATAACCGCGCTTGCGTCAATCCGAATCATCTTTATTTAGGGACACATAAGGATAATGTGAGGGATATGATTGAGAGGGGCCGCTCGCCACTGAAGTCAAATGCTGGCCTAATGCTAAAAACGCACTGTAAAAATGGGCATGAACTAGCGGGCGATAATTTGGCGAAAGGGCATCGCAACCGAGACTGCAATACATGCAAACTAGAGCGACAGCGAAAGCGTAGAGCAAGACTCAAAGCTGAAAGAAACGCCTAAAATCTGAAGCCCCACCGGTCGGCCCCGGTGGGGCTTTTTGCTGTCCTTTTTGCCGGCAATTGCCGCGCGGAGCTTTGCCTCCATGAACGAGGTAGAATGGAACGGCCAGCTTAAGCAGGTGGCTGCCAATTGGGATGAGCTGAGCCTGGCGCAGCTGCCGCGGGTGGTGGCCATCCTCTACGGCGCTTACCCGGACGCCAACCAGCAGCGCATCGAGCTGCTGGAGGTGCTGCTGGGCGTCAGCCGCCCCCTAATGCTGCGCCTGACGTCGGTGCAGCTGCTGGAGATTTTCTGGCTCACCGATTTTCTGCTCGTCGAGCCCATCACCCGCACCCGGGTGGTGGCCCCGGCCCTGCGCCCGGCCTGGTACTGGCCGCGCTACTTCGCCCCGGCCGACGAGCTGGCCGGCGTCAGCTTCCGCGAGTTTGCCTTCGCCGACGCCTACTTCATGGCCTACTGCCAGGGCCAGGAGCCACAGTGGCTCGATAGCCTGCTGGCCACCCTCTACCGCCCCCAGCGCGCCGGCTACGCCCCGCACGCGGCCGACTACGCCGGCGACCGGCGGGCCGACTTCAACGAGAACCTCATCGAGCACCACGCCGCCCGGCTAGCCCGGCTGCCGCTGGCCACCAAGCTGCTCGTGCTGGCCTGGTACCGCGGCTGCCGGCGGGCGCTGGAGCTGCGCTACCCGAGCGTGTTCACCCGCGCCACCGACGAGCAGGCGCGCAGCCACCCCGATGGCTGGAGCTTCGTGCTGCGCGAGATGAGTGGCCAGGCCTTCGGCTCGTTTGCCGAAACCGGCCTGCAGGAAGCCGGCCAGGTGCTGGCCAAGATGAACGACGACATCGCCCGGGCCGAGGAACTGCGCCAGCAGGAAGAGGCCCAGCGCCAAGCCAGCTCCTAACTCTTAACTCCCAGCTATTAGCTACCAGCCATGCGCCTAGATACCTACCACGCCATGCTCAGCGAGCTGGCCCGCCGCCACAAGGCCATCAAGGCCACCCCCGAGAACGGGCGCTTTTCGCGCATCTTCATCTCGGCCGACCCCGTGCAGAAGCAAATCGACCTGATGAACTTCCAGAACGGCGTCCGCTCGGGGCTGAAGGCGCCCGCCGGCCAGCCCTACCTGGTGGCCGAGAACTACCAGGTCGACTACTCGGACAACGACGGCGACTACTTCAGCCGGGAGCTGCGCGGCGCCTACCTGGTGCTGCAGCGCGCCGATATCCAGAACTACCCTGCCCGCGACGCGGCCGTGGCCAACTGCGAAGTCGTGGCCGAGCAACTACTGGCGGCGCTCGTCGAGCAGCTGCGCGAGGAGCACGCAGCGCGCATCAGCGTGCGCGATGCCTGGCTCGAGCACGTCGGTCCCCTGAGCGATACCAGCGTGGGCGTGCGCCTGAACTTCAGCTGGAGCGAGCCGGCCACCGAGGACTTGGTTTATGACGACACCCTTTTTACTGCGTAACTCATGGCTGGCGAGCGTTTAGCAAAACTTAGCCTGGTGGTCAGCCTCTCCCCGAACGATGACGTGCGGGCCGGTCAGACTGAGCACCTGCGCCTGCGCCTGGCCGGCGGCTGGATTGATTATTACCGCGGGGCCTTCACCCAGCAGCACCAGTTCATCGTGCCCGACCCCGATGACGTGCAGCGCGCCTACGTGCAGCAGGCCGTCGACAATTTCCTGGCCTTGGTCAAGCTCGACGTGCAGTCGCGCGGGACGGGCTACGTGGTATCGGCCAGCCGCGATTTGGGCAACGACATCAACACGGGCTGGCCCCGGATTGCCTTCGACATCGAGGCCCCGCTCTACCAGCAGCTGTACGACCTGGCCTTTGAAAACGTCTCCAGCCAGCCCACCGGCTGGCTGATAACGCAGAACCTGCGCACGCTCCAGCCCATCGTTCTGATTGATACGGTGCGCCCGGCCGGCACCTACGGGGCAGCCAACGGCAGCATCGACCTGGTGCCCTTTCAGGGCAACACGCCCCCGTTTACTTTTTCCTGGGCCGACGACAAGACCGCTACCACCGGCTCGCGGCAGCAACTCAAGGCCGGTAAGTACACGGTAACGGTTGCCGACCAGGACGGCGTTTCCGTGACGCGCACCTACGAGGTGACCGGCGACGCGCAGCTGCTGGTCACGGTGCAGCAAACCGACTCCAGCATCACTCTGCTCGTGAGTGGGGGCGTACCGCCCTACGCCGTGCTCTGGGACGACGGGGATACGACGTTCGTGCGCACGGGCCTAGCGCCCGGCACTTACGGGGCACTGGTGACCGACAGCAACGGCGCTCGCCAGCGGGTAAGCGTTACGCTGCTGGCCGGCCGCTGCTACTTCAGCCAGAACCCCGTGCGCCTGGCCCTGGATGCCGGCCCGGCCTACCGGCTCGACCCCACCACCAAGCCCAACCTGAGCTTCGTGGCTGAGGTGTGGGTGGAGCCCGACTATCTGAGCGGCGTTTACGTGCAGGTGGGGCCGCAGCTCGAGCAGCCGGCCGACCCCCAGGGGCGCACGGTATTCGACGTGCAGGCCCTGCTCGACGCGCACGTGCGTCCGCACCTGCCGGCGCTCGACGCCGGCCTGGCCACCCGGGCCGCCGGCCTCTTCAAGCGTTTCTACCTCAAAAGCGCTGAGCGCTTCGGCACGCCGCCCGTGACGGCGGGCCTGGCCACGGCCCAAGTGCACGTGGTGCTGTGCGGGGGGCTGAGCCCGGCCGAGGCGGAGGCCGGTAACTGGCCCGCCTACCAGGCGGCTGTGCTGCCATTCCTTACCTGGGAGCCCGATTTTCAGAAAGTATTGCCCGCTCAGCCCGCGTACCTCTACTACCAGCACGTGGCCGATGACGGCGACGTGGAGCTGCTGCTCACCGTGCGCCGGGTCGACGGCACCACCGCCAGCCAGGTGCTCACGACCCTGGCGGGCGTGCGGCGCTGGGAGGTGTACTGCCTGTGCGTCGGCCCGGTGGCCCTGGGCCTGGCCGGCCCCGAGGTGGCCGGCTACGAGCTACGCTTGGCCACGGTGGCCGGCGTGCCCCGCAGCCAGGTGCGCCACTTCGTGCTGGAGCGGGCCTACTACCCGCAGCAGCGCTTCTTTCTCTACAGTAATAGCCTGGGTGGGGCCAACGTGCTGGCCGCCCTGGCCCCGGCCAAGCAGAACGTGGAGGTAGTGGCCACCGAGGCGCAGCGCCCGGCCTACGACCCCGACCTGGGTGACGTGGCCACGCTCGACCGCGTGGGCACGCCCAAACTCAGCGTCACCACCGGCCCGCGCCGGCGCGCCCAGGTGACGGCCGACCAGGAGCTGCTGTACTCGCGCCGGGCGGTGCTGCTCAGCGGCGGCCAGTACTGGCCGGGCCGGGTGGCGCCGGCTACCTACCTGGTGCGCGACGAGGAGCAGGGCCTGGCGAGCTTGGCCTTCGATTTTGTGCTCGCCCAGCAGCGCCACTTCAGCCCCCGCCTGCCGGTGGTGGTGGTGGGGGTGCCTGTCACGCCGGTTGCCGGCGGGGAAGGAGCTACGCCGTGATACGCCTGGTGACCGTAGAAGGCCAGCTGCCGCTGCTGCTGCCTACCGAGCTGAGCCTCGATATCGACAACCCGGGCTTCCAGGCCGATGCCATCCCCGGCACCTGGAGCTTGCCCTTCGACTTGCCCTGGGTGGGCGAGAACCTGGTGGCGCTCAACTTTCCGCACCTGCACCGCACGCCCGGCGGCCCGCCGCCAGTGGAGGTCGACTGCTACCTCGACGAGGTGCGCTGGCGCCGCGGCAAGCTCGTTTACCTGAGCGTGGACGCGCAGGCCCGCCAGCTGCGCTACAACTTCGTGGCCGACGCGGCCGACCTGGCCACCCTGATTAAGGACGTCAAGCTCGACACCCTCGACCTGGGCCTGGCGCCGCTCGTGCGCGCCGCCAGCTCGCTCGACTACGCCCTGCTGCCGGTGCGCAACAAGACCTTCTACGGTGACGCGGACAAGGCTCCGGCCGGCTACAAAGGGTATCTGAACTACTTCAATGGGGTTTATCCGGGCGATGCCGTGCTGGCCCCGCAGCCCTACCTGGTGCCCACCGTGCGCAAGGTGCTGGCCCATTTCGGCTACGAGCTGGTGGGTGCCTGGGCCGACGACGCGGAGGTGCAGACGGCCGTTCTTTACTCCGACCGCCTGTGCACCGACCCTGGGACGGTCACGCTCAATCGGCACGTGCCGAGCATCGACGTGGCCGACCTGCTGCTGGGGGTGGCCGGGCTGTTCTGCCTGCAGCTCTACTTCAACCCGCTCAGCAAGCAGGCCCGCTTCACGCCCCTGCGCGACGTGGTGGCCGGCGCCGCGGCTAGCCCGTGCCCGCGCCCGGGCGTGTGGCTGGGCAGCACGGCCAACGCTACCAACGGCTTTCTGCTTAAGCAGGAGCCGGACGCGAACGACGAGCTGGACAAGAGCCTCGATACGGGCTGGCAGCTGCTGCGCGTGGGCGCCGGCGGCGAGGAGCAAACCGTCAAGGCCGGCACCCTGCACCTGGTCGACGTGACCGACGGTGGGCGCCAGTGGCTGGTGCCGGCCTACGAGGGCAAGGGCGCGGTGCCGGGCAACCTGGACGTGGGCGACGAGAGCCGCGTGGGCCTGCGCCTGCTCTTCAACCGCGGCTTTCAGCCCGACTCGGCCGGCCAGCGCTACCCCTTCGGCAGCAGCGGCACCACCGCCCGCACCGGGGCCAGCGTTGGGGCTTACTCCTTGCAGTGGGGTGGGGCGCAGGGCCTTTACCAGGTGTGGCACAAGCCCTGGCTCGACTTCCGCGCCCGGGCCGTGCAGCACACCTACCAAAGTGAGTTGCGCGTGGGCGACCTGCTGCTGCTCGACCCCAGCCAGGCCGACTTGGTCGACTACCACCTGACCTTCTGGGAGAAGGTCAGCCTCACGGTGGCCGCCGGCAGCGCGCTTACTACGGCCACGTTTACTTACCAGGAATTACTGTGAGCACGCAAACCATCGACTCGCCCCAGGTATTCGCCGAAAACGAGCGCGATATCGCCCTGGCCTGGCTCAAGTACACCATTGAGCACTTCCAGGCCAATATCAAGCGCCTGCGCATCGGCGTCACCAACGAGCTGCGCGACAGCTTCGCCGGCACGCTGGTGGAGGCGGCCGGCGGCGACGAGCTGAAGCTGCGCATCGCCTACGCCATCCAGGGTATGTACGTCGACATGGGCGTGGGCCGGGGCATGGGCGCCGGTGTCACCAAGGGCGGCGGGCAAACCAAGGAGGGCCGCGACTACAACGAGCTGCGCAACAGCCGCGGCCAACTCAGGCGCCATGAGCGCCGGGCTAAGCGCTGGTACGGCAAGCAGATTGCCTTCGACAGCCGGCGTCTGGCCGAGCTGGTGAGTGATTTGTGGGGTAAGACCTCGATTGCCACCATTGCAACGGCCGCCCCAGAGCAGCCGTTGCAGGTAATTTTTTAAGAAGGCTGCGATTCAGCAGCATTTTCTGGCTGGGTAGTTTTTGCTTTTTCCGTATTACGAGCTAGAAATAGACCTGCCCCGGCAACGAGTGTTACGCCACTGAAAATGCTGCCGGTGATAGAGTGGTCTTTGTAAATCAGAAAGCCACCGATTCCCATCCCAGCCATAAAAATAATGAAAGCAGAGGCCATGCCCCAGCCATTTAGGCGACGGTCAGAGCGTGCATTCTTCTCCCTAACGGAAAGCTTACGACGGTGTGATTCGTGACGAAAGTCTTGCTCACGCCCGCTTCTCTCAATGAGCCAAGGTACCAGCGCCGGGTCAAGGCGCTGATACTTTTCTAGTTCATCCGCATCGGGAAGTGAAAGGTCATTATGCGCGATAGTGGCCTGAAACCGTTCTTGGATCTGCCCGGAATTCGCATCATGTATCTGGTGACGTTGGGCACGCACCTGCATATTGCGAGATTGTTTCCCGGGGCCTGCCATAGTAGTCGTACTACGTTATTTGCGCTGCTTGAGCGCCTTGCGCATATCTCCACCTACCCGATTGAAATCTCCACGCATATGGCGGACGTCATCTCGGAAGCTGGGTGTGCGCAAATCATCAGCGGTGCGCATTACACGGCCGCGGCCAGTACATGCGTCATAGGTGCCGGGCAGGTCAAGTGCTTTGACCATACCACGTACAAAGGGGTGGGCGAGCAACTTTTTCATGGCATTGATGTGGCGTAAACCTAAGTGAGTTTACGCCTTATTGTGACAAATGTACGGGGTTTAGCAATAATACATGCTAGAGAGTAAGGCAGTTCACCTCGCCGACAACCCATATAAGCTGTGCGCGTACCGTTCGAGCGAAACGCGTTTCATTCGAACGGTACGCGTCACAGCTTATATGGGTTGTCGGCGGCGCCTTTTGGCAACTAGTACTATTGCTAGTTAACGAGGATAAGGTTAAAATATTTTTTCAGAGGCTAGAATTACCTGTCCTTTTTGCCGGCAATTGCCGTCCGCACCTTCGCCTTGCAATTAGTGCAGAGGATTTTGTGAAGGAGGACATTGCGGGATGGCACAACAGCCAAAGGAAGAGCGCGTCGTTGAGATAATCGTCAACGGGGCCAAGGCTAACGCGAGCCTTAAAGAGATGGCGGCCGCCGCGGCCGTGCTCAGCAACCAAGTGGCCAAAATCGCCGCCGACGACCCCAAGCGGGGCGAGTTGATTGCGCAGCTGCAAACCATGCGGCAGCGCATCACCGACACGCGCGCAGAAATCGGGGGCCTGCTCACGGCCGAGCAGCAGCTGGCCGCAGCCAACCAGAAGCTGGCCGAGTCGCAGGCCGCGGCCGTGGCCGAGCAGGCGCGCGCCATCGAGGCCGGCCGGGCGGGCACGGCCTCCTACAACCAGATGCGCGTGGCCGCCGGCCTGCTCGAAAAGCAGCTGCACGAGCTGGGCGCCGACGACCCGGGCCGGGCCGCCCTGCTCACCGACCTGCAAACCTTGCGCGGCCGGCTGGAGGAGGCGCGTACGGCGATGGCCGGCGTCATCCAGACCGAGGCGCAGCAGCGCGCCGAGGCCGAGGCCCTGCGCCAGAAGGAGCAGACCCTGGCCGAAGCGGAGGCGCAGCGCCGGCAGGGCCTAGTGCAGCTCGTCGTCAATGGCCAGCGCGTGACGGCCTCCATGCGTGAGATGCGCGAGGGCGCCGCCGAGCTGGAGCGCCAGCTCAACGAGCTGGGCCAGGACGACCCGGCCCGCGGGCCACTCATTGCCGCGCTGCAAACCCTGCGCGCCCGCATTCACGACGTGCAGCAGGAGGTGGCTGGCGTGAGCGAGACCACCAGCACCATGAAGCAGGTGATGACCAACGCGTTTGCCTTCGCCGTGGGCGGCGGCATCGAGCAGGGCATCGAGAAACTAGTGGAAACGGGCAAGGCCGTGTTCACCACCACGGCCAAGTTTGAGACCTACGGCAAGGTGCTGGCCAACGCCCTGGGCAGCGAGTCGCTGGGCCAGAAGGCGCTGCTAGACATCCAGAATCTGGCCGCCAAGACGCCGATATCGGTGGACGCGCTCACCAGCTCGTTCATCAAATTTGTCAACCGGGGCCTGACTCCGAGCATGGAGGAGCTGACCAAGCTGGGCGATTTGGCCAGCAGCCAGGGCAAGGACTTCGACCAGCTCACCGAGGCCGTGCTTGACGCCGGCACCGGCGAGTTCGAGCGCCTCAAAGAATTCGGTATCGGGGCCAGCAAGAGTGGCGACCAGGTCACGCTCAGCTTCAAGGGCGTGAACACGACCGTGGCTAACACCCCGGGCGCCATCCAGAGCGCCATTGTGGCGATGGGCACCATGAAGGGCGTGGCCGGCGGCATGGCCCTCATTGCTGAGGGCCTCGACGGCCAGCTTTCGAACCTGGGCGACACGGCCGACCAGACGGCCGTGGCGTGGGGCCAGGTGCTGCGCCCCGCCTTCGTGGCCGTGCTGGCCACGCTGGGCTTTTTGCTGGGCGTGCTTAAGGAGCTGCCTTCCTTTATTAAGGAGAACCGGGCGACCCTGCTCGCGCTGGGGGCGGCCGTGGTCGCGCTCAACGCGGAGCAAATTATTCTCAACGGCCTGGTGCTGGCCCAGGTGGCCATCGAGAAGGGCCGGGCCATCGCCCTGCGGGCCAGCACGGCTGCGCAGTGGCTGCTCAACGCGGCAATGGAGGCCAACCCCATCGGCATCATGGTGGCTGCGGCGGTCGTACTCGTGGGGCTGCTGGTCGACCTGTACCGCAAAAGCGAGACGTTCCGCGCGGCCGTAGCCGGCATGGGCGCGGCACTCAAGGAGTTTGCTACAACCTACGTGCAGGGGCTGATTGAGTATTTTACCGGCCTGGGCGATGTAATTGTCGGGGTATTTTCGGGCAGCCCGGAGCGCATCAAAAAGGGCCTGGAGCAGACGGGCCAGAGCCTGAAAACCATGTACTGGGATGCAGGCCGTAACGCGGCTAAGGCCTACGGGGAGGGCTATAACGAGGAGTCTAAAAACCAGGATTTTGAAGCCAATCGCCAGTATGAGTCCCGCCGCAAGGCTTTCATGCAAAAAATCAAGGACGAGTTGGCCAAGCGGGCGCAGCAGGAGGCCGCCGCGGCGAAAGCCGCCCGGCTCGAAGCCCTTAAGGATGAGGAGGCCGCCCTGAAGGAGCGCCTGGCCCGGGTGGCGAAAGATTCGGAGACCGAGATGCGCATCAAGCAGCAGCTGGTCACCAACGAGGCTAGCCAGAAGCTGACCAGCGACAAGCTCACGGAGGCCGAACGGCGCATTATTTTGGCGGATGCTTTAGATAAGCGGGTAGGGCTGGAGCGGGACTTCTTTGAAAAGCAGGCAAAGGAGCGGGAGGCCGCCCGCAAAAAGGCGGCTGAGGCGGCCCTGCGCGAGCGCCTGGCCGAGATTGAGGCCGAGCACCACCAGCAGGACGCCAAAATCAAGCTGCGCCAGGCCGCGATGGTGGCCCGTGGCGACGAACACGTGAGCGAGTTGTCGGCTATTTACTCGGAGGGCGAGTTGAAAATTGCCGCGCTGCAGGCGACGGCCAAAAAGGAAATTGCCCAGCTCACCGGCACGGCCGCCCAGAAGAAGGCCCGCACCCTGGCCCTGGAGCAGGAACTGGCGGCCGACATCGCCCTGGTGCGGGATAAGGTGCAGAAAGACCAGCAGGATAAGCTGGAAAAGTGGGCCAAGGACGACAGCGACCGGCAGGAGAAATTTATCGAGAGCCAGGTGGAGCTCATCGAAGAACAGGCTAGGCGCCAGCAGGCCGCCTTCGACGTGCTGGTCGATGCCGGTTTGGAGTCGCAACGCCGGGCCGATGAACTTAAATATCGTGCCCGGCAGGAGGCTTTTCAAAAGGAGTTAACTCTGATTGAGGCTAGCCTGGGTAAAGAAAGCGCGGCGTATAAGAAAGCTTATGCCGCCATGACCAAGGATGAAGTTGCCTTCGGCAAAGCGGAAGTTGCTGAGCGTGAGAAAGCCTTTGCTAAGAAGCAGGCACTGCATAATATGGAGATGAAGACGGCTGGCGTTGTCCTCGACTTCGCATTGCAGTTGCTCGACCAGGATGGGGAGGCTCGTAAAAAGCACCACGGGCTGTATGTAGCACTTGCTGCGGCTAAAATCATTGTCGATGGGGCTAAGGAAGTGCAGCAAATCTGGGAGTACTCGGCTCAGAACCCGTCGAACCCTGTAACTATGGGTACTGCCGGCATCATCATGGGCGGTATTCAGACAGCTGTAGCAATAGCACGTACAGCGGTGGCTCTTTCTCAAATAAAAGGTGGGGGCGGCGGCGGTGGCGACAACAGCAGCTACGCCAAGGGTGGTGCCACCGGCACCGGTGCCGGGCTAGCCGTGTCGCCGATGGGCCAGCTCATGGCCATGTCGGGCATGAGCGTCGGCGCCGGCGGCAAACTCACGGATGGCTCGGGCTTCGCTGTCGCCGGCGTGGTGCACGAGGACGAGTACGTTATTCCCAAGTGGCAGCTGGCCGACCCCCAGGTGGCGGCCGTGGCGCAGTGGCTCGAAGCCCGGCGCCTGCGGGGCTTCGCCGACGGCGGCCCCACCAGCTCGGGCAGCTCCGGGGCCATGCTGCCGGTGGCCGCGGCCTCGCCCTCGACCGATGGCGAGCGCACCTACGCCGTGCAGACCCAGATGCTGGCGGCCCTGCTCACGATGAACCAGCAGCTGGCCGACGTCAAGCAGTGGCAGAAGGAGCTGCAGGTGCGCCTCGACCTGCGGGCCGCCCAGGCCGCCACCGACGAGTACAAGCAGGTGCAGCACGGCTCAGCCATCCGGAGTAAGTAGTAGTCCAGAAAATGTCCGTATTCTGGACTATTACCGAAACCACGAAAACGTCCCCAAAAACGCAGGTTTTTGGGGACGTTTTTGTAGACCGTTTTTTGGATGTTTAGCCAGTTCAGAAAACGAGCGTTTTTTGGAGTAATTTCGGAACATCCCTTTCAACTCCATCCAAGTGACGATATGAATCTTTCTCAACTAGAGAGTCTCACTCATTCAACTGTAAGAATCGCGTGTCACTACAAGGACGGTTCGCAGGGCACAGGCACTGGGTTTTTCTTTAATTTTTCTACCCAAGCAGATAGCACTCCCATAGTAGCTGTCATCACTAACAAGCATGTAATTAAGGACGCTCTCTATGGCAATATGCTACTTCGCAAAGCCGATGTAGATGATAGTGTATCTAAGCAGTCTGTAAACGTTAGGTTTATTGATCCTGAAGTAAACTGGCTCATGCACCCTGACCCAGATGTGGATTTATGCCTTTACCCTTTGAATCGCGCGATAAGAGCAATGAGCAGCAATGGCGAAAAGCTATTTCTTTCGACTCTTAACCTTGGCTTAATAAACAATGATTTAGCCTTTGATGCAATCGAGGATGTCTTGATGATAGGTTACCCCAATGGCTTGTGGGATGACGTTAATAACATGCCAATAGTAAGGAAGGGCGTGACAGCTACACACGTAGAAATTGATTATCGAGGTAAGAAGGAGTTCGTAATTGATGCTGCCTGCTTTCCGGGTTCTAGTGGCTCACCTGTATTTATCGTTAAATCAGGGGTGTTTAGTGACAAGTTTGGGCAAAGCATGGTAGCAAGTGGCTCATTGCTGCGTTTTGTTGGTGTCCTGTATGCTGGCCCACAAGTGAATGTTACGGGTGAGATAATGGTAGTTGATATACCAACTTCTCAAAAAGCTGTTTCCGTTTCTCAAGTGATGATGAATTTAGGTTACATCATCAAATCAGAGCGAGTGCTGGAATTAGGTGAGATACTGCGTAGGGGATAGTTTATGAGAGTCGCCATCTACGCCCGGGTTTCGACGAAGGACAAGGGTCAGGACACCGACAACCAGCTGTATCAGCTTCGCGAGTTTGCCGAGCGCCACGGCACCATCTATAAAGTGTTCACCGACCAGGAGTCGGGCGGCAAGGCCGACCGCGCCGAGTTCAAGGCACTGCTGCTCGAGGCCTACCAGAAGAAGTTCGACCTAGTCGTATTCTGGCGCCTCGACCGCTTCAGCCGTGAGGGTGCGCTAGCCACGCTCCGCTACCTGAAGGAGCTGAAAGACCATGGTGTGAATTATAAATCCTTCACCGAGCCCTACCTCGACTCACTCGGCCCCTTCGGCGACGTGATAGTATCGATGCTGGCCACCATCGCGGCTCAGGACTTGATTAAGATTTCGGAAAATACCAAGGCGGCCCTGGCCAAGAAGAAGGCCGCCGGCGTCAAGCTTGGCACCCCTGGCAAGAGCCAAGAGCAAATTGAGCAGATTCGCCGGCTCAAGGGTGGGGGCATGTCGAACTACGCCATCGGCAAGGCGCTAAAAATATCGGCTAGCACCGTGGCAAAATACGTGGGCGAGTAG